ATGTAGTACCACTTATAGTATAAACCACTTCTCCGTCAGGGGCAGAACTAAAAGCACTCGAAACAGTTACTGAACTAGCATTGAAACTAGATACTGTTTTTGTCTCTATTCTTACATCTTCTGACCATACTGTCTGTACTACTGCACCACTGTCATCTTTTAGGTTACTTGCTTTTGCATGACTATCAATCGCTGCTCCATCTTCATCAAGTAATATTAAGTCACCTTGAACATAATTTGTGCTATTAATAGTAGCCAAAGGTTGAGATAAGTAAGCACCTCCGCTAGGATAAATTAAGTTTAATTTAAATGAATCTGTGCCATTTAGATAAGAAGTCAAATCTCTATCTGTTCTTATTATAGTTGTTGTTGAAGAAGCTGAAGTAGTTACACGACCACTTGCCACAACATCTGTTATGTCGGGGTCTTGTACATCTATAACATCACCTGGTCTTAATATTGCTGCATTTATTCCTGTAGCAAAACTTACTACCTCTTGTTCCCTTTTTTCTGTAACTAAATGATACCTGCCAAGTCTTTGCGCTTGACCTCTTGAAGTACAACCATATGCTGTAATGTTTTTTCTTCTAAATTTACCTGTTCTTGCAATTTCATTATGGTCTTCTACAACTTCTACTGCTTGTTTATATCCATTTTCGGGGTCATTCCAAGAAACTGCGATTTGATTATTTCTAAATCTATTAGCACTTCCTGAATAACTAAAAGTTCCACCAATTACATTGCCCTTAGTAAAAGTATAAACTGAACCTTTTTGAATATTACTACCTAGTGTAACTTCTCCATTATACCATACTAACATAGAACGAACTAATGTTGCAAGATTCTGTAATACCTTCATTGCACTATCATCTTTTTGAATATAAAGATTACAAGTAAATCTTGGTTCTGTTCCTCCTTTGCCATCTGGAACCGCTTCGTCACAATATTTTGCTAATTGAAATAAGGTATACTTATCTATAAGTGAAAAATCAAAATCTTCATCAATATATTTACCTAATCCGTATCTTTGATTTGTTAGTAAATCATAAAATACCCAAATAGGATTACTTGTATAAACAGGTTCGTGATTAGCATGAGTTGGACTAGAGAAGGTTTTTTTATCTCCTCTAAAGTTTCCATCCCAGTCTTGTACTGAAGTCTCTATTGCTCCAGTACTAACATTTCTTGTATAAGAAGCAGTTGTTCTTCTTGTTCCTGTACTTGCACTTATTTCATCAAGAGGAAAATAATTTGTTGGAACTTTTACTTTTAGTCCACGAATCTTGTATCCTCTTTTTGGAACTTGGTTAAAATCTTCTGCGTCTACAACAACAGCCGCATAAGCTGAATAAGGGTAACTTAATTTATCTGTAATAATATTTTCAATTTGTTTTACTACTCCAGCGTTTGTCTGTTGCCATTTATTCTCTTTACCATTTACTGGAGATATTCTTTGTATTGTTATTCTATATTTATCAAAAGGTTGATATCTACTAACATCTATAGTAAATACTTTGTTAAAAGGTTGTTGTGTTTTTGCTGTAATTAATCCAGAAGAGGGGTCTTTTGTTTTACCGTTTGATTCATATCTACTAACTGACGTAGAAATTGTTTCTCTTCCAACTTTTACAACATCTACAAAATTATCACTTCCTCTTTGATATCCAAATTGTATTCTATATTCTGCATAACCATCTCCTTTTTTACCATTCTCTTTATTTGAAACTAAACTAGGAAATTGTATAGTGACTTTTACTGCATCTATCTCTGAAGCATTACCCACTCCCATTTGGTCAGAAGTAATAATTAGAGGAGAGCCTGTATATTCGGAAGGTTGGTTAGAAAAGAAATTACTTGGTGCAGGCATACCAGAACTAGAATCCGTATCTAAGTTTCCACTTGATACATTGAAAGCTACTGAAGCACTACCTATTCCTACTGGTGTAGGTAAAAAAGCTTGTTCACGATTACCTGTTCTAAAAGCAAACCCAAAATTTTGATAATTATAAGCAGGTCTGTCATTAGTGCTTCTTTTTGGACTGCTAAGAACAACTCCTGTATTTGCAACAGTTACACCTGCTGCTGTTATAGTTGCTGTATGTCCGCTAAAACTATCTACACTATCTGTTAAATCTATATAGGCAGCTGTTCCTGACACTGTTGTCATTGGAGGAAGTTCTACTCTTACAGCTGCAGTATTTATATATTGAGTTATTGGAGTTATTAATTGACCACCATCTCGTCCAGCACCATCAATTCTAATCATTGGTGTCAGTGTTTCTGGAGAAACTACATCACTTGAGTGAAAGAAACTTGTATTAGTTGATACAACAATATTATTTCCTGCCGTAACATTTATAGTATTTGTTGTCCTTTTCTTTGCTCCTTCGACTAATATATGTCTTACACCATCAGAGGTTGCTTTATTAGAAAAAATTAATTCTGTATTATCTGTTATCACTCCTGTAGAAGAGTTGTAACTTGCATCTATTGACCTAGCGGGTTGAAAAAAATTAGTATTAACTGTATTTGCTACGGGGTTATCGTTTAAACGAATACTTGATACACCATCTACTAAGCCATCTATCGGGCCTTCTGAAAGCACATCATAAATTACAGCGGTTTGTCTACGAATATTTGAAGATACCTGTACACCATCGGCATTAAATACTCCAGTACCAGAACTGCTTTGAGTTGCTGCTGCTTCTCGAGCTAGTCTTGCCATTTTTGCTGCGTAACTCATTATACTTCCTCCGTTATAACTGACCAATCATAGTTACCGCCGCCACCGTCACCGCCGCCGCCACCGCCGCCGCCTACACCACCTGTTCCAGAACCTGCATTTGAACCTTTACTTACAAAAGTATATCCTTGTTGACTTGTTATTCTTCTATCTGTAAATCCAAAGTTTACAACAGCTCCGCCTACTTCCATTGTACCATAACATAAAGGTACAGGAACTCCTGACTTGGTGTTATTTATTGGCCCATTAAACAGCTGTGATTTTTCTTCATTTAATTGATCGGGGTCGTCCATAGTAAGGTCTATAATACCTGAAAGTGCTAACATTAGCCCTGTTTGAAATAACAGTGCTGAAACATTAACTTCAAATCCTTTTGTACCAAGCGCAAATGCTAAATCTGGGAACATCACAGCTAAAGCAATAAGAGCAACTGCAGCTATAATTTTACCTATTCCACTTTTTCCTTTACCTGCAGGGACTGGAGTTATAATTATATCATCTTTTCCTAGTTCCATCGCAAGTTCTTCATAACCTATAAAGTCTTCTCCTTTTTGAACAGTCATTAATACACCATTTTCTGTGCAATCTATTAAATATTTTCTAAGACCACCTTTCATAGTATCAATCGCATGAAGCCCTTCCTGAAGTGTTTTTACATTCAGTCTGTGTACTTCTCCGAATAGTTCTCCCATTCTTCCTTTAAATATTATATTTCTTGTCATGGTTGTAAAATTGTGTATTCTTTGTCGGGATAAGAAACGATTAAATAAGGTATTCCTACCTCTCGACATTGTATTATATCTTGTTCGCTTGGGGAACAATCTTCATCGTAGTGACTATGGACTACATATTTTATTTTTGATTTTAATAAGTATCGAACGAAAGTTTCTCCGTCCATTTCAAACTCATCTTTTTCTGTGGATAGATTTTCAAGAGGAATATATTTTTCATTATCATTTTCCTCAATAACAAGTCCACAACACTCTCTCGGGGCTTCTTGTTCTGCATGTTTAAAAATATCTTGCATCATGAGAAAGCCTTCGCTGCTGGAAAACCTCCAAAAGGTAGTACAGCTTCCGTACTAGGATTAGCCTTTCCTGTTGAACTTGCAGTTCCAGAGTTAATTGGTTGAAAGCCAAATCGTGCTTTACAACCATTTAGTCTTTTACTACATCCATCTCCTTTTACCCAAAAATCGCTTACATAATCTGGAGCAACACTTTTACTTGCAGCTCTTACTTTCCATAATAGTGTTTTTCCGTTTGTATGTGATGTTGCGACATTATCAGTAAAAATTACATAGTCATTATGTCTATCGTCAGAGTATGCAAAATATTCAGTTCCATGTGAATAAGTAGTGTAAATTCTTACTCTTTTGAAACTACTATTTGAATCACTAGGAGTTCCTGGTGCATTATTCTGTGCTACTGCTTGCCAATAATTATTAACAGTGGCAGTAGACGAAGTACCATTTGAAGCATATTTTGTAACTGAAGAAGTAGTTTTATAATAACTATCAGCTGTTACTGCTCCACTACTATAAGTTGTAAAACTAGTAGTGCTTGGTACAACATACTCATCATCTATATTTACATATACAGTATACTCTGTTCCATCAGCAGTAACACTACTGATTGTTTTATGTTTGCCTTCTAAATGCCAAGTACAACCACTTTGTGCTTTTTCATGCACTTGTTTATGTTCTCCTGCACCTTGGTATATAAAAGGACACCTATCTGGTAAAACATTTCTTCCTGGTAATCTGATTGTTTCCAAATCAAAAGGAGCTACACACTCTATAGTAACTGCAGTTTTTGTTCTTGTTTTTATTCTATCCATTAAGTAAACTGCTCTTGGATATTCAGTAGGAGGGTTTGTCGCAGACCCTTCTCCATGTAAATATTTTTTAAGAGTAGTTCTTCTAATTATTTTTAATCCTAAGAATTTTTGGTAATCAAGTGTACCTACCGCATCCGAAAAAACAGTTTGTGCATTTGCTAGTGTTAATTCAGGTCTTGCAATAGCCCCATCATTTTTTATTTCTACTCCTTTAAATTGTGAAGGAAGTGCAACGTATGTTCTTATAGTACTTGGATTCTCATAGTCTCTCATTTGAATAGTAGTTAAATCATCATCTAATCCTGAATGAAAATACATAAAACTTCCTTGCACATATTCTAACTCAAAAAGATGCACCAGTTCTGAACCTGGGTCAAGTTTTTGCAAATCCTTAACTAATATTTTCTCCGACATTATGCTTCATACACCCTTACAAAAGTTGCTGTTAAAGTATAGTAATCATCATACTCCCATTTTTGGTTAAATGTGGATACATATACTTTTACTGTCTCTTCATCTCCACTTGCATTTGTATCAGCAAATGTAAAATTAAATGCTGTTACGCCATTTGTACTTTCAAAAAATCCAACTATATCATCTATTTCTTCTTTTGTTCGAGTATTAAATGTTACTCCAAATTCTTGGTCAAGATTATTTATACCATTTGCTATTCTTTGCTGATATCCGTCTCCAAACTTTGCCTGAAATATTACAGGAGTATTAGTTCTAGACATACCTCTATCTGGGTTTACTGTTCTATTTCCAAAACTTGCTGTTGTGCTAAATCCTAATGCCATATTATGTTCCTAATAGTCCTCCAGGTCTCATTTGTCTTTCTAACTCTGCTTGGACGACTCCTTGTATTGCTACTCCTAGTTCTTTTCCACCTTCTCCATCTACCTTAGATGTTGCTCCTGCGTCATCTATATTTACAGTAATATTTGTATTGTTTGTATTCATTTTACCTTTGCCTATATCCACAGGAATACTTCTTCCATTTGGTAAAGGAATAACTGCTTCTCTACCGTGTAACATAGCTGTATATCCTGAATTAGGCCCGTCTGCTATACCACCTTGTGAGTATGAACGTCCATGCTGAGACATGATTCCACCTTGTCTTGCTCCTGATTCTCCAAACATAAATGCGCCTAACTTATCAAATATATTGCCCTCTGTACCAAGTGCCATTTTTGCTCTTTCATACATAGTAATCATTAACTGTATTTTTGCAACTTTTGCCATAATCTTTGCAGTCTTCTCTTCTTCTCCAGTAAGAGCACCCATCATTCCGATAACTCCTGAGAATTGATTTAGATTCTTACTGAACTTATCCATTCCAGTTTCATTTTCATCTTCTGCTTTAACTTTTGCGTCTCTGTATGCTTGTAGTAATTCTTCAAATGTGCCATTAAATGTATTTAAAAATTCAGGATTTATTGCTCCATTTGGTAATAAAATTCCTTTATTAACTTCAACCTCACCTCCGGCTCCGCTTTCCATACCAGACCCACTTTTTCCCGAAAGACTTAATGTAGCGAGTTTTGCATCTATTCCAGCTATCAATCTATTAATACCTGTTCCTTCTGTTTCTAGATTTAATACTCTACTCGAATCTTGTAATTGGTCAATTTTTGCTTGTTCTATTCCATTGATTAAATCAAGAACAAATTTTTCGCTAAACTCATCCATGTCCTTAGGATTTAGTGCAAAAAAGTCTTTAATAAATTCATTGCTTAGTCTTGTATTAAGAAAGTGTTCTTTGTCTGAACTAGGCATATATCTACCGCCGCCTGCACCTGCTACTTCCATGAAAGCCCCAGTTGGGTCGAAACCACCTTCAAAGACACTTCTGTCTCCTGACATGATGCCACCAAATTGTGAGTATGATTTAGCAGAACGGTCTAATATAAATGCTTGAAGTCTTTCAAGTTCTGTCATATTTTGACCATGATACTTGTGACCTCCATGTACTTTTCCACCAAATTGACCTAATCTAAACTTATCAGGCATAGCATAATTTAAAAGCCCTACATCTACATCCTCTCCTCTTTCTCTTGCCTCAATAAAACCTTGAATTTTCTGTGCCAATGCTCTATCTCTTTCTGCTTGTGATAAAGCTTTTTGAGCTTCAGCAGCACCCTGTGGGCCTAAGTTATCTAACATAAATTGAGTAACGTCTCTGTTTCTTTCTCTACTTTCTCCTGAGCCATATTTTTCTCTTATGCCTCCTTCGCTTAAAAGATATTCTCTATTTTTCATTTTTGTTTCAATATTGTCTATTTCTGTATCAATCTCTTCTTTCTGCTTCTCTAGAGAGCTCTTTTCTGCTTTTTGTAATGCTATAATTTTTTCTTGTAATTGGTCATTTTGAAAAGACATAACTTTATCAACTCCACCTGCATGTGAACCAAATCCTGTTCCAGTTGCTCCTTTATCTATAATAGCTTTTCCTAGTTCTGTAGCATGAGCTGAGCCTCCATCTTGTATTGCTTTTTGTATTAACAGTGCATGATATTCTGCTCCAAGAAATATTTTATCTTTGACATCTTCAACACCTAAAAGGTCTTTAAATGTATCTTCCATAAACTGTTCGGCAAGCATGTTTCCTATGGAATCTGTTATGGTTTTTGTAAAGTTTTTACCTAAAGCTTCAAATGCATTATCTTGGCCTCTTAAAGCACCACTTATAGCTTGTCCTAAATCTTTTTCTAATCCTTTATATAAAGCATCTGTTAATTGAAATCCTCTGTCTTGTTGAAGATTTAAAAAATCTAATTCCATTTTTTGCAGTTTAAGTAACTCAACTTTTGCATCTAATTGTTGCTTAATTGCTCTTGCTTTATTTTCATTTTGCAAAACATCAGCTGTATTTAAAGTTACAATTGCTTTATTTATATCCTGTAAAGTTGTTGAAATTTGCACTCTTTTTTGTTCTTGTGCTACATAATTTTTTATACCCCTTACAGAAAAGATTGAATCACCTAAACTCATTCTTGCTGCTTTCTGTTTTCTGTTTTCTATATCAATACTTTTTTGTTGTAATACATTAAATAATTCTAATTGAGCATTAACTTTTTCTTGTTCTACTGTAAAGTTTTTATTATTTTTAATAAGTCTTTCAAACTCTCTATTCTGTACCATTAATAATTCTATTATATCTTGAAACTCTACTTTTGGTAGTGATTGAACTAATCTATTATTTGCTTTTATTAGTTCTCCTTCACTCTCTCTAATCGCTTTTACTGCCATATTATTTTCTAATAATTCTGCATTTAACTCTTCAATTCTTCCTCTTAAATCTTCGGTAAACTGTCCAGTTCGTCTAAACTCTTCTCTAACATCTTCAAATCGAGAGTCTAGTTCGCCTAGTCTTTTTAAAGTAAAGTCTACTTCAGTTGCAAACTTACCAAACTCTTCTTTATTCAACTCTGCATCAGCAGCCATTAGCTGAAAATTATTCATCATTTGTGTTAAGTTAGCACTTGCTACTGCTTCTCCAGTGTGTTCAATTTGGTCTGATAAAGTTGTTATTAATCCTTTCTCAGCAACTTCTGCCATTTTATTAAGTTCAACATTAAATCTTTCTTGTGACTTACTAACTTCTCGTAATCTTTTGTTATATGCATTTAATCTAGCTTCTTTTTCTTTATTGAAAAAAGACATAACAGCTTTAAAAGCTGTAAACGCAACTGAAAATATAGCAACCGCTGTCATAAGACCTGAAAAAGCCATCATTATTTTTCTAGCACCTTTGCTTACTACATTAGTGAAACTTTTAAATCCTCCTGCAGCTTTATTAGCTCCTATTTGTCCTGTTAAGAAAAATTCTTCTAATCGTAGCTGGGCTCCTTTCATTGATTGACCACCAGCATCTTTTTTCATACTATCAAATAATTTATTTAAAGATTTTTGTTGTGCTTTTGTTGCTCCTTTAAATGCACCTATAGGGCCTCCTTTTCTATTTAACTGAGACCTTAAATTACCTCTTTGTTGTGGAGTTAAAGTTCCACCCGCTTTTAAAGTTTCTCCTGCGCTTCCACCTATATCTATTCCCATTGCGCCTGTTTCCGCCATAAAGTTTTGTTGGGAAATTGGAGTACTAGCAAGAGCTTGTTTTCTTGCTTGTAATTGTTGATATTTGTTATCTAATCTTTCGAGTTCAGCTCTATGAGCTACTGTTTGTGCAGTTTGAGCTTCTTGTAAAGCTGCTACACTAGGTATTACTGAATTGATAATTCCAGCACCAAAACCTAATATAGCTACTGTAATAACTTCAATATTTTCAGTAGCAAACTTACCTATTCCCTCTGCAAAAGGAGCAATAAATGCTTTTATTTGGTCTACGACTTCTTCAAAAGCAACTCCTAACTGTGCTAAAGCGTTTGCTTGTGGATTCATAATAGCATCAATTCTGCCAAACTTTCTTTCAGTTTGGTCTAAAACTTCATTTACAACTGCTTGTGATTTTTGATAGATGGATAACTGATTTTTGTTTAGACCGAGAGCAGCCGCATATTTAGTCGTTGCTTCTTCTAGTCTTAATACGATACCAAGTTCGTCCAAGAGTTCTGGTTCCGCTTTGGTAACACCTCTTACCAATCTATTGAATGAGTCTGTCACATCTCGACCGAGTGCGACTGATACTTTGAACGCTGCATCAGATAGTTCTGTTAATTGTCCTGCAGATAATCCTGCAGCTCTACCGATAGCGCCCGCTTGTGCAGCATCACGGAAGCTAATCATATTATTTGTTGCTGCTTGTAAATCTCTTGCTAAACTCTGGTAAGCAACACCAGTTGCTGCAGCAAAAGCCACTTGACCTTCTTTTAAAACACGAAAGTCAGCCGCGTCTTTTAAGAATCTAAAGACTGCATCGATAGCGAATAAGTTTGCTGCAAGAGTTGCATAGGCAGGCACAAGACCTCCACTGATGCCTTGTGATAGTTTTGAAAAGTTTTTAGTTGCATTAGACGACATATTAGAAGCACCTTTCATGCCTCTATCAGCACTTTGTGCGTTCTTGTCTAATGTATTGAATCCTTTGGAGGTTTTATTCAGCTCTTTGTTGAGCTGCTTCATATTACCTTTGCCGTCTACGACAACGGTACCACCGTCTATCTTTTTACCCATTTACTTTCTTTATGCTCTCCGCTTTGCGGCCTTTTGTCTTTCTGAGACTTTTTCATTTATTGAATTTGAATTTCTATCATCTATAGCTTTCAAAAAGTAAACAGTAGTGCGTTTATCATCAACTTCAAAAACATCTAGTAATGTTCCGAGAGCTGACCAGTCCTTTCCCATAAACATTCCGCTCATACCGTCCCAACGGTCTGGTAAGCATGAATGAATTAAAAATGATTCCTGAACTTCTTGAGGAAAGTCATCCATTGCAGGTGGCATTTTTTCAGGGTCAGGTTCTTGTCCTAACTGTTCACATATTGCTAGATATTTATTTAAGTCTATTTGTTCGGAGTATTGTCTATCTAATAGAGCAAGTATTAATTCTACTTGCTCTTGGTAAAATTTTCTAATTCTCCAACAGTTTCAGAAACCCAGTTATCGAAATCCCCTGCGTTCTTCATAAGAAGTTCCGCATTTTCATTTGTGTATGGAAGTTCGTCCTCTAGGTCTACGCTGCTAGTATCTACTAATAGAAGCTCTTCTAAGTACTTATACTTTAGTCCTTTCCAGCCTTTAATAATTGCTTTACAGTATTCTACTAAAAATTTATCATTATCAAGCTGTTCCTCGTATGCCCTAGTTTTCTTATTTAAAACTTGTTTAACACTTCTGTTTCTAAGTTTGAGTAACTCTTCTCTTGCAAGATAAGTTAGTTTAACTTCAAAGCCTTCAAAACCAGGCATTTCTATAGAAACAGTTTTACTTGGAGTTAATAAACTCTTAAGTGATACTGGTTGTTTCATTTCTTCTGTCATTATTTATCCTATAAAATGAGAGGGTGTTGCCACCCTCTCGGGTTTAATTATCTTATGCTGCTGCGTAAGATACTTTTAATTCGTTTGTTGCGTCTGCTTTTGTAGCTGAAGATAAGTCTTTTGGTAACGCGTGGAAGTTAACGTCCACGGATATCACATCTTCAATACTGTGAGCTGGCAACTCGAGGTGACATTTTGACATTTCAAGATTCATTCTTGGCGTACTGCTTTGTCCACCAACTGCGAATTTTAAGTCAAATGCGTTTGTAATCACACCTCTTGATTCTTGTAGGTCTTCAAATAATTGTAGTGAGCCTTCACTTGCATCATTTAAATAACAGGTAAAGTTACCTGATACCGACCTTGTTCCCATTACATGTCCTAATGGGAGGTTAACTGAACCTAATGTTTCTGGTGTTAGATAAGTTAAGTTGTTTTCAATAGTAACATTTCCACCTGTTAGTGTTACACTATAAGTAGTGTTACTTGAACCTAATAAACCTTTTGTTCCAGAAGTATTAGCTTGGTCATAGACTATTGTTAAGTCTGTTAATTTGTTTCTAACATAGTTAGAGGTTGAACTAATTCCTTCGTTAATCAATCCATCGGTTGTTTCTGCCGCTACAGATTGAGAGTTTGAGTCATTAGTTGCTGAAGTACCTGTATTAATTGATG